TTCTGGATGAATGACTGTAAACCTTGAGTTTCTTATATCGCTTCATCCTTCCTGTAACCAGTTCAGTAAAGCTTCCCGGAGCATCTAAAAACAAAGGTATTAATAAAATATTTACCCACCAGTCGAAGACAACAAAAGGCAAAGCAAGGAATATCTTCCCAGGCAATTCCCATTTAGTGCCGACTACCCTGTGTTTAACTTTCATCACGAAAACAAACGCGATAAACAAATAGATCATTGCAGTAATGACCAGGCTAAAATATTGATCGATTAGAGCTATCATTTTCTTTTAAACAGTGTGGTTAGAATGGATTCAGGCCGAGGCTTATCATCTATCGTTTCATGACGTGATTTTGTTTCTGTTCGTAAATCACCGAAGTAGGCCCGGACTACATAAGCGAATAAGTGTTTCTGTTTCAGGTAATTTCATTAACAATGCCCTGCATCATAACGGTTGAGGTGATTGCATAAACAGATCGCAAAAGATAAACGCCATTTTTTAAGTCTAGATAAATTCCATGGTCGATTCGATTGTAATTTTTTGTAGCGGGTCATTCTGCCGGTTACCAGCTCAAAGGGATGTGCTGGCAGGTCTAAAAATAGAGGTACAAATACCCAGTTCATCAAACAATCTGCTATTAAAAATGGAACACCAAATAGGACTTTTATGACGGGGTAGTATTTTGTATTTTCAAACTCTGTTTTTAACTCCACCAAAACAACAAAGAATATAAACAGAGCAATTAATGACAGAAGGGTAAAGTGAATGTATTGCTCTAAAGCAGCGTGGATCGACATCAATATTCTCAACAGTGAACTTGATGTGAATTTATAACTGATTTATTGTCCGGTTTTTAGGCAGAAAACCGGACAGGATCACTATTTACTAAACTCCATATTGCTGACAGATAGTAAATACCTGGCTTTTAGACATACCTTCTTTATTTGCAATTTCTCGGCATGTCTTTCCTGCCAGTTTTAATTTGCAAATTCTTTCATTGCGAATATCTTTTCTTTCAACAGGAACATAAACTCGTTCTGACCCACATCGACGCTTAACCCCGTCATCAACAACCAGGGCAAAATCGTGCAACCGGTTACGACTGAGATCTATTCCGAGTTTTTTGGCGGCCTGGAACATTTCTTCATAGATGATGTCGCCTAAATTTTCAGAGCCAGCCATCGTTACCCCCTACTGAGTCATACATATCTACATTTCCATACGGATCATTATCCGCTGTTTGATTGTTATTGGTTTCTTGAGAAACGGCTGGAGCGCTGAACAGATCCACTTGTTGCAATTGATGCTCGATATCATCCCATTGCGCTGGTGTTTTTAAGTGCAGCTTTTTAGCCCGTGCCGCATGAAGGGCATAGCGTTCTGTGTCTGGAGCTTCGAGTCGTCTGCCAGAGTATTTCTGCCAAACTAGTTTTTTTCTGTTAGTAGGTGATGGTGCTTTTACTTCACTGTTTAGCTGCTTAAAATAGTCATTCCTAACTGTCTTATAAGCGTGCATCCGCCCTGCCCCATTACCCTCCAGCTGTAGCCTTTTATACAGCAGATCCTTTGATTTAAGGGTTCCAATTATATAAACCTTCAACCCATATTTTGATGCTTTTGTCGGCGATTTATGATCTATTGATCTTTCGCTGGGCGTTGAAAATATTTCTTTATCAGTTTGATCAGTTGATCCTTTTCCTGCCATGATAAGCACATGAGAATATTTTTTCTTCATGGCCCTTACCCAGGTATAAACCATGTCGTTTGTACCACCGTCTGATGAGTCGATGGTTAGCGCCTGAGCAAATATGTCAAACCCTTTAACATGCTTGAATGGCTGGAAGCACAGCTGCTCTAATTCCGTCCATACAGGGTCTTTTATGTCATGGACTACGCCGTATATTTCACCCCAATACACCAGCCAGCTTTCTTCATTTTTGCCCCATGCCCTGATACAGACAGCAAAGCGATCATCTTGCACATCGATACCTATGGTAATATTTAATCCACCAATCTGCACTTGCATTTCTGGGTAATCTAACGCCCTTTGCTCAAGCGTTTCAGCTTCTGCATTATTGCTTTCGTATTTATAGGCCAGTGCCAGGCAATTGTTAACAAATGATATCCAGAAGGTATCTATTCCCTGAGCCAGCTTGTGCTTTGCTTCCAGGTATCTTTCCACCAGTCGTTCCATTCTTGAGCTATTGCCATTTAGATAAATTTCACCTACACCGGCATGACCCCTGATGCCTCTGAATTCAGCCGTTGCTTTCCACCCATAATTTTCTGTAAAAACAGCAGACTGAACATTCTTCCATTTTTGTTCGTCATCCCATATTGACCCACAATGAGGACATACATAGACCGCTGTTTCTGGTTTGCTTCTTCCGTATATTTCATGCACCGTTTCATTGTCTTTATCCCACACTACATTATAAAAATCGAGGGGGTGAGACTCTCCACAATCATGGCACGGAATATAAAATTTACTTTTATCAGATTCTTCGTAAGCGGTTTGAATGGCAGATAAACCATCTATTGTGGCCGTGCCTCCATAGATAACTTTTCTGTCTTCAACCTGTTTTGTTCGCTCTTCAAAGTTTTTAATCGCATCACCCTGCCCTTTAACATTGGCGTTTGCATCATCTGGCTCTTCAATGATTGCGACTGTTAACGTCGAGTTTTTACCAGATGCTGGTGAGTTTGATGTGACTAACTTTAAAAACCCACCAGGAAAGTTACGAAAATTCTTTTTATTACCTGCTTTTCGACTAACACTAACATCAATCTTTCCTTTTAATTTCGGTGTAGCCTTGACTGCTGGTGCCAATTTTTCCTCAATAAAACCGTCAAATTCCCCCGCCTTAGAAAACATAATTCCTATAGAACATGGGTCAACATCAATCCTTTTCATGACATACCCAATAACTGGGCCACTAGTCCACGCCTGCTGGCTACATTTCATATTGATTACTTTCCAGACCTCTGGATCGTCGATTGATGCACAAATACCAATTGCCCATGGAATATTCATCATATCGAATTTTCCAGCATGATCTGGCGATTCCAGCTTTGTCAGCATTCTATATTTTTCGTTCCATTCTCTGGTGCTAATATCTTCAGGAGGCGACCATTTTTTCAAAGCCTTCCTCATCCTCGTCCTCATCGTCTGACGAGTATTCAGCCAGGCGGGCGAGGACGGGGTTTGTAAGACCCTGAAGCTCCTTGAGTTCACAATCGAGTTCATAGTTTCTCTTTAAATGTTTTTTTAATTTTCTGGCCAATCGCATCAGTTCAGATCGAGCTGAAAGAATGACACTTTCAAGAGCCCACTCGGCATCATCAGCCATCACATACATCCCTGATTTTTCCGCCAGCTCTAACTCTTTTAAATCTCCATTTAATCTATCCAGCCTATCCTTTGCCGACTCTCTCTGATAACCGGAAGACACAAACTGAACTCGCCACTCAATCACATCCTGAGTGTCATATTCATTTGACTTACCTCGACCAGCATCAACCTTAATTGGCATTCCTTTGTCCTGCCAATCGGTCAAAGTTCGCTCACTAACCCCGATGATTTCAGACAATTCCTTTTTGTTAACCACTCGACCCATCAGTAAACAACTAACCAATGAAAGAGTAAGGAAGTCCATAGGCAAACTAAATCTGCACAAAACCCACGAGTCTTGTGCCCGTGTTGGATGAAAATGGCTGGAAGTACCTTTTTTATTTCTGACACAATCATGGTGCTGACCTGGTTATATCAAGCAGACTGTGTAGTGATTCGAACGCTGTAAGGTCAGGTGCTGCTGGCTGCTGCTGCAACAGTATGGTTTTATAATGCCGACCCACTCTGCCCATCCATTCTTCCACTCGCTCACCAGCCAATGGCTTAATCAGTTGATCAGTGATATTGCTGACACCTTGTAGCAGCAGCAACGTGGTCTGGTGCTGAATAATGCGGCGTGTTATCTCAGCCCATTCTGCAGGTTCTTGACCATAATGGTAACTACACAACCCCCATCTTGGAAACTTCGGGTCGCGCTTCTTTTCCTTCGGCCAGTAGTCTGTTACCTCGGTTGCCAGTAGCGGGCAACTGTTAGCTTTGCAGGTTGGGTGATATTGATGGGCGATCATCGGTTCAGCCCTGTTTTACCTTGTGCGACTCACAAGCTGCCTTTGCTAGCTCTGCATTCTGCTTTGGTGTGCCGTTAGCATATACACCAAGCTGCTCGTATTTATCATCAATGCCTTTATAGCTGGCCGAATACAGGTAACTACCATCCTTACCGGTGGCCAGTATCAGATAACACCCGCATACTGATTTCCATTGGCGTTTTGTTATTTTCTTAAATTCGATCATGATGGCTGCACCTGTTTCCTGCGGTAACTACCCCAGTCAAACGATATCACCGGAGCTTCTGACTCCTTAATCCTGTCCCATACTCTAAACCCAAGGTATTGCTCCATTTCATCAGGCGTTAAATTACCTAAAATAATGGTTGGTTTCATTCGATTGTAGCGACCATTAATCACGTCAAATATGATAGCCTTACGCTTTTCATCGTCACCGATCGACACCCCCACTTCATCCAGTACCAGCAAATCAGCCAGGATAAAATCATCAAATACCTGCTGTTCTGTTTTTTTGCTGGCTGGAGAATATGTACCCCGTATAGCCCTGAGCATTTCTGAAACGGTAATAAATAGCCCCGTGTTTCCATTGTTGATAACCTGACTGAGTATAGATATTGCCAAATGCGTTTTACCCGTGCCTGCTTGCCCTGTTAAAACCATGCACACACCTTTCTTCAGAACATCAGTAAAATTATCAGCGTATCGCTGGCATATCTTTTTTGCTCTCATGCTGTCAGTTGCGGTTGCCTGATAGCTGTCAAATGCTTTGCAGATAAATCGCTCAGGAATACCAGCACGTTGCACAGCTTTCTCAATGATTATTTGCTGGCTTTGTGCAACATCAGATTTAGCCTGCTGTATAACCTGACTTGAAATAGCAGCCGTTTGCTTTAAATATTCGTCATGCGTAATCACGGAGGAACCCTTCGTCGGTTTGTACTTTGCTAAAATCTCCGCTGGGTTTTTTGCTGGCTGATTCATGGTTTTTGCCCTGGTTAATTATTTCGTCATTCCACCGCTTTTGGTTTAGATAAGTCGATGGATTTGGAATGTATTGTTTTTGTGTGCCCTGGTATTGAGTGGGTAATTTTTCTAGTGCTGATTGTTGGTCTGTTGCTGATAGCTTATTCCAGCATTTTTCAGCAGGTTCTTTACCTACCTTTTTTGGAAAGATTGACCAGAATTGATCAAAGGGTATTTCACCTGTTTTGACCATATTACTTTGTTTTTGAATAGTTGTTTTTGTAGTGTCTTTTGATGACCCACATTTTTTGTGGGTGGTGGCACCCACATTTTTTGTGGGCGGTGTACTACATTTTTTGTGGGTGGTGGCATTTAATGCAGGTGCATTATTTGTGGGTGGTTGATGATCATTTTTGAACAATTCCCCCATCGAATATTCATTCATTTTACCGTTTATTCTACGCACACTTATCAGCCCGATAACCTCCAGTTCTGATAATAATTTCTGCACCGTTCTGTCGTCTTTTGTGCCTAAAAACTGCTTAAATTGGGTGAAAGGAATAGAATCTTTTACTTTATGCCAGCCCCGTGTTTTACGAATGATAAATATCAGACAGGCAAATGCTTTTGCCGAAACCTTACCCGCTATTTCATCGACAATTCTGTTCGGCACCTGGAATGAATTGGGTACAAACTCAGCCATCATATTCCCTACCTGAAATTTCGCACATTCGAAGCAGGATTACGCCCGGTATTTTTTTTAATCCGGCGCGCTATCTCTTCGGACGCCAACTGAGATACAGCATCATCAAATGTAATGTCACGCTCATTAGCGACAGCATCAATCAATGCTTTTTCCTGATCACTAAAGGACGTTATAAAAGGGGTGATTTTAACTTTGGTCAATTGTTAGGGCCCTCAATAGGCACTGTATAGACCCTCAAACGCGCCTTAACCGACACTTGAAAGCGCCTGTTGAGTAACTTCAACGGCCTGATAAACAGGAGTAGTATTTAATCCAATAGCTGATGCAGCACCAGCAAGAACCATGTCACGAAGAAGAACGGCCTTTTGCTCTCCGGTGTAATTCACCCAGGCTTCAATCAATCTTTCTTCTTCATCACTAAAGCGGAGTTTTGTAACATGAGAACGAATTTTTGTAGGATCGGAGTACATACCAACTCACCTATTCTGTTAATTAAAAGAATCACAGGCGCGAACCGGGGAAAAAGCGAGTTGTTCAAGCTCGCAAGGAGGACAAACGGCATACAGGCGCTGAAAAAGGAGGTAAACCAACGCCCCGGTATGCTGGCGGATATTCATGATGCAATACCAAACTGTTCAGGACATAACTGCTCTTTTGTTACTGTGCCACCCGTTACACGCTCAATTTGCACGGCGCGGCGCATTGGCACCCCTCTTTTTTTCCAGTGGGACACGCTCATTGATGTTAATTCAGGGTCAATGGCGCGAGCTAATGCAGCCTGATTTCCGTCAAAGTATTCGATTGCTTTTAATAATGCTGTCATGGTATGCACAATATAACCGTTTTGGTTATACTTTACAACCAAAACAGTTATATTTAATATTTCCACGTCAGGTGTAAACTCTATGTTTATGATAACTGACTCAGAATTCGTGGCCGAAATGGTCAGAAAAATAGCGATTAGATACAAATCTAAACGACAATTTGCGCTGGAAATAGGAGAAAAAACAGGGCAAAACTTAAATCACTGGATAAAAAGAGGGCGCGTCCCAGGTGATAAAAAACCCCTGGTCGCAGAAAAACTATCAATCGACTGGCTGGATAACAATTCAAGAATTAACGAACAGTTAAATAATTTAGATCAATCCTCTTTTGCAGATAATTGTGATATTGTCAGCAACCCAAACAATAAAGTCCCTTTACTATCAATAGAATCGGCAAGCAATTTAGACAAACACCATAAAAATAATAGTCCAAGGAAAGGTGAATTTATGATTTCCTGCAGTACAGACCACTCATACAACGCATTTGCACTAAAAATATCAGGCGACTCGATGACAACATCATCAGGAATGTCTTTCCCTGACGGCATGACCATCATCATTGACCCGGAACAGATACCAATCAGCGGAGATTTTGCGCTGGCTCTCGTAGAAGGGACAAACATCGCCACGTTTAAACAACTCGTTATAGACGGCGACAAACACTATCTAAAACCACTTAATCATCAATACCCTCTAATTACAGATAAATTCAAAATAATTGGAAAAGCGATAGAAGCATTTATCGTGCTGTAAACCCTGCTTCCTGCTTCCTGCTTCCTGCTTCCTGCAAATTATTTTCTATTAAATAGATAAAAGCTATAGTAAATATATATTTAATAGTTATATTTATAACCATTTTGGCTGTTTAGCTCTTGTTTTAGT